CCTCACTTTATGGTGCTCAACTAAACATTAACTGGAAATATCTTCGCACTCAGATTTATTCTGATTATGATGCTATGGATACAGATGCAATCATTTCTTCTGCTTTAGATATTATAGCTGATGAGAGTACTCTTAAAAATGATATGGGGGAAGTACTTCAAATTAGAAGTAGTGATGAAGATACACAAAAGATTTTATATAACTTATTCTATGATGTATTAAACATTGAGTTTAATCTATGGTCTTGGATTCGTCAAATGTGTAAGTATGGTGATTTCTTCTTAAAATTAGAGATCGCTGAAAAATTTGGTGTATATAATGTTATACCTTACACTGCCTACCACATTGAAAGACAAGAAAATTACGATCCTAAAAAACCAGCTGAAATAAGATTTGCTTTCTCTCCTGATGGCTACGCAGGTGGATCAGGTTATTATAGTATTGGAGGTCAAGGCACTCAGTCATCTAAAAAGAATGACAAAAACATTTATTTTGACAACTACGAAATGGCTCACTTCAGATTAATTACTGATGTGAACTATTTACCATATGGAAGATCATATTTAGAGCCTGCTCGTAAATTATACAAACAATACATCTTAATGGAAGACGCAATGTTAATCCACCGTATTGTTCGCGCTCCAGAAAAACGTATTTTCTATATCAATGTTGGTTCTATTCCACCAAATGAAGTAGAAAACTTCATGCAGAAGACTATCAATACAATGAAGAAAACTCCATTTATTGATCCTCAAAGTGGTGAGTACAACATGAAGTATAACCAACAAAACATCTTAGAAGATTTTTACATCCCAGTAAGAGGTAATGATAGTGCTACTAAGATTGAACCTACTAAAGGTATGGATTACACAGCAATTGAAGATGTAGTTTATTTAAGAGATAAATTATTTGCTGCTTTAAAAGTACCTAAAGCATTTATGGGTTATGAAAAAGACTTAACTGGTAAAGCAACATTAGCAGCTGAGGATATTCGATTCGCTCGCACAATTGACCGTATTCAACGTATTATATTATCTGAATTGTATAAAATCGCGTTAGTGCATTTATACACACAAGGATATAGAAATGAAGCATTAACTAACTTTGAATTATCATTAACTACTCCTTCTATCATTTATGATCAAGAAAGAATAGCATTAATGAAAGAAAAAGTAGATTTAGCTCGTAATATTATTGAAACTAAAATCTTACCTACTGACTGGATTTATGATAATATATTCCATTTAAGTGAAGATCAATTTGATGAATATAGAGATTTAATAGCTGAAGATCAAAAGCGTATCTTTAGAATGAAACAAATTGAAAATGAAGGTAATGATCCATTAGAAACAGGTAAATCATATGGTACACCTCATGACTTAGCTACACTATATGGTGCTAGCAGAATGGGTTCATTACCAGATGGATATGATGAAGATTTAAAGTTAGGTCGTCCTGAAGAAAAAGCATCAAATATTGGAACTCAAAAGAATGCATTTGGTACTGATAGATTAGGTAACAAAGGTATGAAAAATGGAGATGACACTGGTGAAGATAAATCACTTAGAAATAATTTTAAAGGTGGTTCACCATTAGCTTTAGAAAACATGCTTAAAAATAAACCATTATTTGAAAATCTAGACAAAAGAATATCAGTAAAGAAAGACGATTCCTCGTTATTAGATGAGTCTCAAATACGAGAATAAAAACTTTTCATATATTTATAATAAAAATTATACCAAAGTGAATATTAAACACTCGAAGTACAAAAACCCGGGAATACTCTTTGAATTGCTTGTTAGACAAATAACAGCGGATACTTTATCAGGTAAAGACTCCCCAGCTTCTAATATTTTAAAGAAATATTTTACTAAATCTGAATTAGGTAAAGAATATAGACTATATGAAAGTTTCTTTAAACATGTAGGAAACATTAGTGAAGCTAAAGCAGATATGGTTGTATCAACATTAGTTGAAAGTTCTAAACATTTAAACAGATCAGCTCTTAAGAGACAAAAATATAACTTAATTAAAGAAATTAAGTCTAATTATAATCTTGAAGAGTTTTTTAAAACTAAACTACCTAACTATAAAGCACAAGCGGCTTTATTTACATTATTAGAGGTATACAACAGTGAAAACTTAGCTGACCCTAATCAGATTATAGAAAATAAAACAGTTCTTTTAGAGTATTTAACTAAAACTACTATTGATAAAAAAGAAGTTAAAGAAACTATCTTAGAGGAATTCAAACATCAAGATAAAGATATTCGTGTTTTAACTTATAGAGTATTACTTGAAAAATTCAATGATAAGTATGCTGATTTGAATGAAAATCAAAAATCAGTATTAAAAGAATTTATTAATAGTATTGATAGTACACCTAAATTAAAAGAATTCTATAACACTAAAGTGAACGAAATTAAAGAAGCATTAGTTGCTTTAAATAAAAAAGTAACTGACAAAGCTATTCAAATTAAAATCCAAGAAGTTATAAATATTTTACCTTCATTAGGTAAAACTGATAAAGTAAATGATGATAACTTAGTAAATCTTCTTCAATATTATCAATTGTTAGAAGAATTAGAATCAGCGAAATGAACTTAAAGGATAGAATAAGAGAGATAGTTAAAAAGCACTTAGATGAAATGAGTGCTACTGGGACTGGCTCTTCATTTAACTCAGGTCCTAATGGAGAAAATTCTTCTACACCGGTAGCTGGGGTAGCTCCAAATTACTATGTTAAAAAATTAGGATTTAAACTTGTTAATAAAAAGAAATTAAATAAAGCTGCTAAAGGTATTGAAGTAAAACAATTATTTGAAGAAGATACACCTAGCTTTGATATAGAATCATATTTATCGTCGTTACAAACTGATGATGAAACTAAAAAATATATAGCTGATAAAGTAGGTGATTTTAACACATTAGCAGCTAAACTAAAAGAACTTATTGAGCTAATTAGAAACGCTAAATTAAAAACAATAAATTCATATAGAGACAACCCAGAAATGAAATCACTATATGGAACAGATTTAGCTAGTTCTTTATTAGATGATGTAATTGAATTATTTAAAGATTAAAAATGGAAAAAACACTACAAGAACAGTATAACCTTATTAAAGAAGGTAAAGGAAATAAAGCATATTTCTTAAAATCAGCATTTCGCTTATTCCCAGATATGTTATCACCTGTTAACACATTTGAAGATACTGTAACTATTCTTAAAAATAGAAGCATCATCAGTGAAGGTATAGGTGGTTTAGTAACATCAGGTAAAAAACAAGATTGGCACTCTATCTTTAAAGAGAACATAGACAAGATTAAAGAAGATGACATTCAAAATAAAGAAAATATTAAAAAGGCTGTTGAATATTATAATCAAAACGCAGGCCGTATTTCAATGAAAGACGCAGCATCTAAATTTAATGTTGCTGAATTTGATGTTATCTCAGCCCTAAACCAAGGAGCTATTAGTGGAATTAGATTTGAAAACATAAATGAAGCTAAAGAAAAAGAAGAACCATCTAAAGAAGTATTAGATAACCAAAAACATAATTTTGATTATAAAGATGAAAAAAATTATGATAACTTATTTGGTGAAGAATTCTTAAAAGGATACTACACTGAACTAAAAGATCCATCTAACGCTGATAAAGATGTTGATGAATTAAGAGCAATTGTCGCTAAAAATTTAGCTAAAGATCATCAATACTATGTTAAAAATGGTCAATTTGGAGTCAAAGGATTAGGGTACACAACTGAAGCGCCGGGTTTAGGTGAACCAAAAGAACCTAAAGGTAAATTTAAATCATCAGGATATGGTGATTTAAAAGAATCAGTATTACGCTCTCAAATTCATCTTTTAATTAAAGAAGTATTATCTGAAACACCACCTTTAAAAGCAGGTGAAATGGGAACATATGAGGGCAAACCAGTATTTATCATAGCTGTGTCAATGCATGCTAAAACAGATAAAGATGAATCTCAACCATTTTCATATACTATTAAAACAGAAGATGGTAAAATATATAAAGAAGTTCCTATTAGTGCTGTTAAACCATCATTATCTGAAACTAAAGATAAAGATAAAGATAAAGAAAAAGAAGAAGCTAAAAAGAAAAAAGAAGAACTTAAAAAATTAGATAAAGAGTGGAAGAAAAAATTAAAAACAGGTGATGTAGATAGTGTAGATGAAACTAAAAAACCTGTATCTGAAGCATTAGATATGGATTCTATTAAAAATGAAGGTGAAGATGCTAAGAAAAAAGTAATGGAAAGACGTATTACAAATGAAATTGTAAAACGTAAAAAACAAATCAAAGCATTAGAAACTTTAACTGAATTAGAAGGTAATGAAGATAATATAAAAAAAGTTAAAGAACTTCAATCTGAGATTAAGAAATTAGAAGGTGCTAAAGCTAAGTTAAATGGTAAGAAAAAGAAAGAAAAAGAGGTAGATGAAATGATTCTCCAAAATACTAAAACTAAAGCAACAGTAGTAGCTACTAATCCTCAATCTATAGCAACTCTTAAAGGAGCAGGTTTTCAACCTAGACCTGGATCAGAAGATGTAACACCAGCGGGAAAATAATATGAAACAAGTATTAATTGAAACTCAATATTTCACAGCTAAACCTTCAAAATTAATTGAAGGAAAATCATCAACAGGTAATCCACTTGTTGAAGGTATTTTAGCTACTTGTGAAGTAAAAAATGGTAACGGTCGTTACTATTCAAGAGAATTGTGGGAACGTGAGATCAAAAAATACATGGATAGTGTCAATGCTAATAGAGCATTAGGTGAATTAGACCACCCAGATTCATCTATTATTAATTTAAAAAATGTATCTCATAATATTAAAAAGATTTGGTGGGATGGAGACCATGTAATGGGAGCGATTGAAATACTACCTACACCATCAGGTAATATCTTAGCTGCTTTATTTCAAAACAATATACCTGTAGGTGTTTCATCCCGTGGAATGGGTTCATTAAAACAAATGGGTGATTTAATGGAAGTACAAGATGACTTTGAATTATTATGTTGGGACTTTGTCTCAACTCCTTCAAACCCAGGTTCATATATGAAAGAAGTAGGTATGATGAATGAATCTAAATTACCTCAACAAACTAATAAGTATATAAAAGTAAATTCTGTTATCACAGATATATTATGTGCTAATGGAACTTGCCCAATATTTTAACCTCTCCTAGAATAGTATTTTAGGACTGATGCCTTTCGAAAGAAAGGCATTTCTTTTTTGTAAAAAGGTGACTTTACATATCTCCATATATATGTATGCTCAAATATGCTACCCCAATCTACTATGTAGCATGAATTAGTAAAAAATCTATTACGTTTCTTAATAAACGTATTTCCAAAACAATTTAATTGAGGACAAAAAATGAACAGAGAAATGCTCAAAGAAGCAATCGCTGAGGCTAAAACTATCAAAGAAACAGCTATCGCGAATGCAAAAGCAGCTCTTGAAGAAGCATTCACTCCACAACTTACCGCTATGTTTGCTGAAAAGTTAAACGAAATGGAAGGTATGGAAGAAGAAGTTTCTAAAGAGATGACTGACGAAAACTACAGTGTGGATGAAGATTTTAATCTTGAAGAAATCCTAGCTGAACTTGACGAAGTAAGTAAAGAAGATGAAATTAAAGAATCATCAGAAAACATGGAAGAGCTTATGCTTGAAGAAATGTCTGATGAAGAACTTGAAGGTCTTATTCTAAAAGTATTACGTCAAGAAATCGAAGCTGGTAATGTTGAAGCCGGTGAAAATTTTGAAGAAGAAGAAACTGATATGGAAGATATGGAAGACATGGGTGACATGGAAGATATGGAAGACATGGAAGGTGAAGAAGAAGTTGAAGACACAGAAGAAGTTGAATTAGAAGAACTTTTAGCTGAAATCGAAGAAATGGAAAAAGAAAAAGAACCACTTAAGGAATATGTAGATGATTATATAACTCCTCTACAAGCACTTTTAGCAATTGGTGGACCAGTTGCAGCAGTTGTAGGTTCATTCTTGTACTATAAATTTAAAGATAAAGCTAAAGATGTAGTAGCTAAAGCTGAAGCTGGTGACGCGGCTGCTAAAGCTGAGTTAGAAAAAGCTAAAGCTGAAGCTGAAAAAGCTATTCCAACTATTAAAGAAGCTGATGCAACTGAAATGGAAGAAACTATCGCTGAACTTCGCTCTGAACTTAACGAGGTAAATTTACTTAATGCTAAATTACTTTACACAAACAAAATTTTCAAAGCTAAGAATCTTACCGAATCTGAAAAAGTAAAGGTTTTAAACACATTTGACAAAGCAGAAACAGTAAAAGAAGTGAAATTAGTATTTGAAACTTTAACTGAGTCTTTAAAAGCATCAAGTATTGCTAAAAAGAACACTATTAAAGAATCATTAGGATCAGCTTCTAAAACTATTAGTGCTCCTGTTGAAACAAAACAACCAATTATTGAAGTAAATGATGCTTTTGCTCGTATGAGAATATTAGCCGGACTTAAATAATTAAAACTAAAATTTAAATTAACTAAAACCAATTTTAAAAAATGGAAACAATTCAATCATTAGTTGAATCTGCAAACCCATGGAAATCACTTCAAAGCGACGCTGCGCGTTTAGCTAACAAGTGGGTTAAAACCGGCCTTTTGGAAGGTTTGGGTGAGGATGTCAACCGTAACAACATGGCTTTGATGTTGGAAAACCAAGCAAAGCAATTAGTAGTAGAATCTTCTGCTACTGGAACTAACTCTTATTTCACTTCTGGAACAAATGGTGAAAACTGGGCTGGTATTGCATTACCATTAGTACGTAAGGTATTTGGTCAAATCGCTGCGAAAGAATTCGTTAGTGTTCAACCAATGAACTTACCTTCTGGTCTTGTATTCTTCTTAGATTTCCAATATGGTAACACTAAGAACCCATTCACTTCAGGTGGTTCTTTATATGGTAACCGTAATGCTTCTAGCACAACTCCATTCGCTACCCCAGCGGCTGAAGGTGGTTTATATGGCGCAGGTCGTTTTACTTACTCTACCAACCAAACATCATCTGTTAATACCTTTACAATAGGTACAGCTGTAGCTGACTTAGCGATTTCATCAGGTTCTTGGGCTGAAGTAGGATTTGACTCAGCTTTATCAGCTTCTGCACAAGATGGTGTACGTATTAAAAAATTCACTATCTCAGCTTCTAAATTACCAAATGCTGATCCTGAGGCTGCACGTGGGTTTATTGTTAGTGGATCTAGTTTAGGAGTTGCTAATAATTTACAAGCATTCCATAACTATAACCCAACTACTACTACTTACACATTCTTCATTACTGCTTCTACAGCTACAGCTGCTACTCAAGTATACACTGTATTCTATAACAAAGCAACTACTGATCAATATCGTGGTGATTTCGAAGATACATCTGCACCTTCATTCTCTGTACCTAACGCTGCTAGCGCTACTTCAATTTCTATCCCAGAAATTAATATCTCTATGCAATCTCAAGCTATCACTGCTAAAACTAAAAAGTTAAAAGCAGCATGGACTCCAGAATTTGCACAAGATTTGAACGCTTACCAAAACTTAGATGCTGAAGCTGAATTAACTAACATCATGAGTGAGTATATCTCTTTAGAGATCGACTTAGAAATCTTAGATATGTTAATTGAAGATGCTCCAGCAGCTAACACTGAGTACTGGTCAGCTATTAACAACAACACTTTGAATAACGCTGGAACAGATTGGACAGCTAGTTTAGGATTCTACAACACTCAAGGTGCTTGGTTCCAAACTTTAGGTACTAAAATTAACAAGATCAGTAACAAGATTCATCAGTTGACTCTTCGTGGTGGTGCTAACTTCATGGTAGTATCTCCAACTATCTCTACAATCTTAGAATCTATCCCAGGATTTGCAGCTAACGCTAACGGTGCTGAAGATATGGAATATGCATTCGGTGTACAAAAAGCTGGTCAATTTAACAGCCGTTACACTGTTTATAAGAACCCTTACATGACAGAAAATACTATTTTAGTAGGTTTCCGTGGTAAGCAATTCTTAGAGGCAGGTGCTGTATTCGCTCCATACATTCCGTTGATCATGACTCCTCTTATCTACGATCCAAACACCTTCACTCCACGTAAAGGATTGTTGACTCGTTTCGCTAAGAAGATGTTACGTCCTGAATTCTATGGTAAGGTTTACATCAACGGTTTGAACACCCTGTAAGCTATCCTTAGATAATATCTAACAATTGAGCCCAGAGTAATCTGGGCTTTTTTGTTGATATTTATATACAAATAATAAGTCATGACAGATTTCAATCGAAGTGAAGAGGCTCAAAAAATCTTTAAAGAAAAAAGAAAGCCTAAAAACCCAATTAGTTTTAAAATCCAACTAAATGAAGAACAAAAAGAAGCAAAACAATTAATTTTAGACCACCCAGTCACACTATTAAAAGGTATGGCTGGATCAGGAAAAACATTAGTTGCTTGTCAAGTAGCACTTGATTTATTGTTTAGAAAAGATATTGAACGAATCATTATTACTCGCCCTACAGTAGCAAAAGAAGAAATAGGTTTTCTACCAGGTGATTTAAAAGAAAAAATGGATCCATGGTTAGCTCCTATCTATGCTAACTTACATATGTTATATGATAAGACTAAAATAGAAAAATTAGTAGCTGATGGGCAAATAGAAATTGTGCCATTTGCATTTATGCGAGGTAGAACATTTCCCGACGCAGTAGTAATAGTAGATGAATGTCAAAATATTACTCACGGTCAAACTGAAATGATATTAGGTCGTTTAGGTAAAGGTGGAAAAATGATATTTTGTGGAGATATAACTCAAACTGATTTAAAGCAAAAGAAAGATTCTGGAATTGGATTTTTTACTCGATTAGAAGCGGAAATTAAGGGGGTTAAAGTAGTTACTCTTAAAACTAACCATAGACACGAAATTGTAGAACCTATTCTAAAATTATACTCAGACTATAGGGACTAATATTTATAACAAAACTTACACATGGCAGACTTACTCGTAACAATACAAGAATCAATTACTCTTCCTAATAGGAATAAAGAAATATTATCTAACACTAAAGTTATTTCTGGTATTAATCAAACCTTAAGAAGGATAGATACTATACCAACTGTTTTTAGTGGTTCTGGAGTAGAAATTCTTCATTTTGTTGACAGTGAATCTGAACAAACTGGTGGTGGATTTGTAAAACAAGATGTTAAATATGTTAGAATTACTAATTTAGATTCTACTAATTATAGTTTAATATATTTAATTGATACAAATGATGAAAGTGTTATTTTTAAATTAGATGCTGGTAAATCCTTGATGTTTGGTAATGCTGATTTTAATGCTACAAGTGTTAATGACTATGTTATAGAAGGAGTATGGGACCCAGATTATTATTCTAGTTTTGTTTATTACAATAGTATAAAAGCCAAAGCAATAAGTTCTAGTATACAACTAGAATATTTTGTCGCTTCTGCTTAATATATAACATATTTATAATAAAAATTTAACACATGGCATTAACATATAGAGGTACTAAAGGATCTCCTTTAACCATTGAAGAAATTGATAGTAATTTTGCTTACTTTACTGGTTCACATAGTATAACTGGTTCACTTACAATAAGTGGAGCATTATATACTACTGAACCATTACTAATAACTGGTTCATTACTACCAGTAGACTCTGGAGGAACAGCTTTAGGTGATCCTGAATTATACTTCGGAGAATTATATTTAAGTTCTGCTTCTATCAATTTTATGGGATCACCAAATAACCAAATTGCTTCTATAAAAGCGTATGGTGAAAATATGGGTGCGATATTTGGAAACGGAAATGTATTTATCGCTCCAAATATACCTAGTGGATCTAGTATTAAAAATCTTAGAGGATCATTTTCTGTAGGAACAGGTTCATACGCTATTGGAACAGGATCAGCTACATTTGGTCAATTTGTTTACGCTGGTGGTAATTATCAAACTATTGTTGGTGGTTACAATCAAGTTAACTACAGTTCAAATTCTTTTGTAATAGGTAATGGTATTAATACTGGAAGTAGAAGTAATTTATTATTTGCCTCAGGCTCACAAGTTCAAATAACTGGTTCATTAGTAATTTCAGGATCTATAAGTGTAATTTCAGGATCTATAAATGCTGGAAATGGAACAATAGTATTCCCAGGATTAGTATTAAATAGCTATATTGATGATGCTGCGGCCGCTGCTGCTGGTATCCCAGTAGGTGGATTATACAGAAATGGAAGTTTTGTACAAATTAGATTAGCATAAAATAATTTTACATATATGTCAATACTTTCAGGCTCATTAAACCTAAATGGTAATATAGTATCTAGTGGAGATTTAACTTTTTCAAATACTAGCTCAGCTGTAGTACAAAATGTACGTACTATAACTCCAAATGGAACCTCTTCATTTGATGGGTCTAGTAATACAACCTCTACATTAGATTATGGAATTAACATTATATATACTGCTACATCATCTAGTTATTGTGTTAAATTTCCTCAACCTACTACTGGTAAAAGCGTTACAGTAATTAATAAAAGTGGTATAGATATAAAAATATTCCCAAGTAATGCTGGGGGAGACATTAACGGTGGAATTGATGAATATGTTTCTATCCCATCAGATGGAACCTCATATTTATTTAACTGCTATGAAAACCCACTACCAGGTGGGTGGTCGGTAGTATCAGCAACTGGTAATAGTTTAATATTAACTTCAGAAGCAATTACTTCTTCATTAAGTGAATTTAACTCACCTTGGATTGGTCAATCATTTTCAGCAAGTAGACATAATGTAGGATTTATTAATAATACTATGCAAGCTACTGGTAGTAGTATACTATCATCCCAAAATCCATGGAATTCATTAGGATCATCTGGTGGGATTTCTCAATATGGAATATATACTTATACTAGTAATTACGGTGATTATAGTAGCTTTAATGTTTTTAATCACCAACGCCCAGATAATCCATGGAAAAAACTAAATAGTATAAAAATTATAACTAATATATCAAGTAGTCTTCAAGATAATATATATTTTAGTTTAGCTCTTGGATTATCATGTGAAATATATAATGCTGGAACAAATGAAGAACCTACATACCCATGGGACGCTACAGGAACTTGGAATAATCCAAACCCACAATGGGTTGCTTTTCGTGATGGTATTTTAACTTCTTGGGTGAACGCTAACCCAGGAAATATGGGTGCTGATATTGGAGTAGGAGCAGGAGGAATGGGTTTAAACGCGATAGCTTCAGTAACCCCAGGAACATTTACTGCTGGTCCTGATAGTCCATATTTGGCTGCTTCCCCAGGTGCCCCAGGTACACTTAAATTTTCCATGAATGTATCTCAAAATAATACTATTAGTAGTCTTGGGGCTACTAATTTAGGGATAAATTTTATAGGTAGTTTCTCTAATTTAACAGGAACATATGATGTATATAGAGTTAAACATTGGGGCATACATATGGGTCACTATCTAAATGCACCCTTACCAAAAGTAAAACTTATTCCTAGATATTCTATAACTTTATCTTAAACTAAAAATAATGGCATACATATCACTTTATTCAGCATCTATCTATCAGTCAGCTAGTAATGTATTGCAAATAACAGCTAGTAGTGGTGGAAAATCAACTAACGCTATTACAGGTTCATGGTCTCGTTTAACAACCGGGTCATACATGTTTGTATCATCTGGCTCATTTTCTGGAGCTTCAGGTAGTATTACTGGGAGTATGGCAATTAATGTCGCGTTATTTGCTACTGGTAGTGCGTCTTCTTACCAAGCAAATGGACTATTTGCTTATACTTCTAGATCAAATGCAAACGCTATTTTTATAAACACATACTCAGATTTTATATCTCAAACTTTGGCTGATAATGCAATTGGATCTGGATCATGTAATTTATCTATAGGAATTAATTATTAAGGTTATTTAAAAAAACTTTATATTTAGGGTTTTTTACATATTTATAAATAAACACCTAAATAACATGTCAATACTTTCAGGCTCATTAAATCTAAATGGTAACTTAATTGCCAGCGGAGATATATCATTCACAACATCTGGCTCAGGTGTAATCCAAACTTTAACTACCATCGCAGCTAATGGAACTGCATCATATGCTGGATTCAGTAATACTACTGCTTCTTTAAATTTTGGTATTAATCTTATAGATTATGCTGCTTCTCAAGACTATTGTGTTAAGCTACCTCAACCAGTTACTGGAAAAAGTGTTATAGTAATAAATAAGAGTGGTATAGATGTAAAAGTATTCCCAAGTAACATTGGAGGAGACATTAATGGAAGTATAAATGGATTTGCTACAGTTCCATCAAATGGAACCTCATATGCTTTTAATTGCTATGAAAACCCATTACCTGGAGGATGGTCAGTATTATCAACAAATGGTACTACTCAAACATTAATCTCAGAAGTCATTAGTGGTTCGATAGGTTCTAAAGTATACCCAGCACCTGGATGGGAGACTTCAAAAAATCAATTTGCTTTTATAAATAATACTTTAAAAGCTAGTGGAAGTGTTATTGCTGGTGTTCCACCACAATTTAATTTTCTAGCACCAACATTTGACCCCCAATATCAAATAGGAGATACATATAGCACTAATTATCAAAGTAATCAATGGATAACCTCTAGACAATATCCAACTGATTCTTGGAGAAGAATTAATAGTATAACTTTAGTTACTAATATTACAGGAAGTGCTATAGTAACAAACCAAATTGGATGTGTTATGACCCTTGGATTTGATACTCACTTTTATTTTGCTAGTGATCCAACTCTTCGCTGGATTGGTGGATTCTGGAATAATAATACTGGTTACCCAAACGTAGACCCGGCATGGACAAACTGGTATAATAATGTTCAAACCCCATGGGCAGCAGCTAATGATGGTAATGGATACCCAATCCAACAGGGTACTGGCGGATCAGGAATAGGTACAGTACCATCTACAGTTTCAGTTATACCAGGAACATTTACAGCTGGTGGTATAAGCCCATATTTAGCAGCCAACCCTGGAGAACCAGGAACTGCTAAATTTACTATAAATTTGCCACAACAATATGCGGCTAATTTCTTTGGTTGGACTGATCTTGGAGCTAGATATATAAGTTCTTTTACACCTGACCAATATTATTACAATGGAACATCTTATGTCCCAGTAGGATTATTAAACGCTTATAGTGCTAAATGTTGGGGAATAGGAATACACAATTTCTCATCAACTCTTACTTTTCCAGATTTAAAAATTTCACCTCAATATAACGTAACCTTAAATTAATAAAAATAATGGCATTCTTATCACTCTACTCAGCATCTATTTACCAATCAGCTAGTACTATGGTGCAAATAACAGCCAGTACAGGTGGAAAATCTACAAATCTTATAACAGGTTCATTCACTCGTACAGCTACTGGATCATATACATTTGTATCTTCAGGATCATTTTCAGGAAGAACAGGTAGTTACACTGGAAGTATAGTTAGTAATATATCTTATAACCCACAAGTTAATACTTCTTCATTCGGTAGTATTTTTGTTTCAACTTTAGATATAAATCCAAATGCATTTTATGTTTATACATTCTCTGATATGTTAACTCAAACATTAAGTGATAGTGCTATTGAATCTGGATCATATGAGATAAATATAGGAATTAACTACTTATAAAAAATAAATATTATTAATATTTTAGAAGATCCCCTAGTGGGATCTTTTATTTTCCTTTAATATTTATAACAAAATCTAACACATGAATATTCCTATATATCCTGGTTCTAGCTCATTTATTCCTGGAATGACACCGTTTGGGTTTTATGACTATGATACTCAATTTCAAACAGACGCTGATAAAGTAACAACATTTTGTGCTCGTCGACTAGGATATCCTATTATGGAAGTTGAATTGCAAGATTTAAACTTCTACGCGGCTTTTGAAGAAGCAATAACTACATATGGTAATGAATTATACGCTTACCAGGTTAGAGATAATATGTTAACTTTAGAAGGAGCACCATCAACATTAAATCCTACTAATGCTCTTATTACACCTAACATGGCTACTGTCATTCGTTTATCACAACAATATGGTGAAGAAGCAGGTGTGGGTGGAAATGTAACTTATTATAGTGGAGCTATGGCTCTTACAAGTGGTACTCAAGAATATGATTTAGGAGCCTGGGCTATTGAAAATAACATCACAGGTGGGATAGAAATTAAAAGAGTATTTTACCAAGAAATACCAGCTGTAAATCAAATGTATGCCCCTTATGGTTTAGGAGCATTTAGTGGATTAGGTGGAGTACCAGCAGCTGGTATCTATGGAGGTATCTATGGTGGTGGATATGGAGGCGGTTACTTAATGATGCCAGCGGCATTTGATGCAGCTGTAGTTCAGGGTATAGAATTAAGCAACACTATTAGATTATCAGCTTTCACATTTAATATTATAAATAATAAACTAAAAATATTCCCTATACCAAATGATAGTAATACTAGAGGAGGATTTATTTGGTTTGAATATATTAAAATAGAAGATAGACTAACAAATAGTATTACAGAAAACCCAAATGGAGATATTATAACAAATCCATCAAATGCCCCATACACTAATCCTATATATGGTCAAATTAATTCTATAGGTAGACAATGGATATTTGAGTATACATTAGCGTTATGTAAAGAAATGCTAGGATACGTACGTGGAAAATATTCAACTGTACCTATTCCTGACCAAGCCGTAACATTAAACCAATCAGATCTATTAGCATCTGCTGGGACAGATAAAACAGCTTTAATTGAAAGATTAAGAATGTATTTAGATGAAACTTCAAATCGTGCTTTACTTGAAAGACGCGCTCAAGAAAGTGATTTTAGAAGACAAGAAATTAATAATGTACCAATGACTATATACATCGGATAATGGCTTTATTTGGATCATCTCGAGATATTTCAATGTTTAGAAAAATCAACCGTGAGTTGTTAGGAGATGTTATTACTCAACAACTTGCTTTCTACAAATATGTTTTAGATAAAACTAAAATAAATATGTATGGAGAAGCATCAGGTGGTAAATTTTTTGAAGGTCCTATCTTATTAAATGCTTTAATAACTGTAGGTGATAATACAAGTCCTACAAGTGAGTTTGGTGTTGATTTTAATTGGGATATTAAAGTCGCATTCTTAAGAGATGATTTAGTTGACGCAAATGTTCACCCTGAAGTTGGGGACGTACTACTATACCAGGAATCTTATTTTGAAATTGATAATACAAATATTAAACAATTTTTTGTGGGTAAAGATCCTGACTATCCATATGCAACTAACCCATTAAACCCAGGATTAGATCAATTTGGATATAATGTAAGTGTAGTTTGTGAAACACACTACATACCAGCAGATCGTGTTAACATTATTAAACAAAGATTATAATGGCTAAGCAAAGAAAACCAATACCTAAAACTCAAAAAGAGATAAGTAAACAACTACAGGAACCATATGTCCCACCAGTTGATGCTCTTGGTTTTTCTCCAACTGGTAATCCTAATGATACTAATAATATTAATAGAGCGAGCCAAACTTCGTTTAGAGATGATACTGTTAAACCTTTAGTTATTGGTTTAGAGGATTTAGACTGGGCTATAATGTATTACTTTCAAAATGTTATTAAACCAACAGTTAAACAAAATGGAGAATTGTTATCTGTACCTGTAATATATGGTTCACCTGAGAAATGGGCTTCATTCCAAAAACAAGGTTATTTAAGAGATTTACAAGGTCGTTTAATGGCTCCATTATTAATGTTTAAAAGAAATAACATTGAAAAAAATAGATCTCTAACAAATAAATTAGATGCTAATAATCCTCATAATGTAGCTGTCACTGGTAAAAAATATAGTAAACAAAATGCTTATAGTAGTTTTAATATACTAAATGGAATAAAACCTGAACAAACGTTATATGCTACTGTAGTACCTGATTACTTAACAGTTACTTATGATTGTGCTGTGTTTACTTATTATAATGAACAGCTAAATAAAATAATTGAGGCGGTTGAATATGCTTCTGATGCTTATTGGGGTGATCCTGAACGTTTTAAATTTAAAACAAATGTAGATTCATTCCCTACAACTATTGAGCTATCAGACAATGCTGAAAGAATAGTTAAAAGCACTTTCACTCTTAAGATGTTTGGCTATATCATACCAGATACAATACAAAAAGATACAACATTTGTACCTAAATTTTCAAATCGTAATAAATTAACATTTGGATTAGAAACAGTCTCAAACATTAATAACTTACCACCTACTTCATGATATTTATAATAAAATAGATTATGGAAAAAAAAGTTTTAACCCAAGAAGAAATTCAATCATTAAAGAAATTACAAATTAACCAAGCTAATATAATAACAGCTTTAGGTAGTGTAGAATATCAATTAGAAGTTTTAACATTACAAAAACAAAATCTTAAAATTGAATTACAAAAACAATTAGAAGAAGAAACTAAAACTAGTGAAGAGTTATCAAAAAAATATGGTGAAGGAAATATAGACCTAGAAAAAGGAGAAATTATTATATTACCATAATTTTGATACCTCTTAAGATATTTATAACAAAACTAAACACAATAACTAAAACATGGCAGAAATATTATTATCCCCTGGTGTATCAGCAAATGAAGTAGACACATCATTTGTAACTCAAGGTCCAATAACTGCTGGAGCGGCTATCATCGGTCCGACAGTAAAAGGACCAGTAGAAATACCTACAGTAGTCACTTCATATGCTCAATATCAACAAAAATTTGGAGATGTTTTCCAAAGTGGAAGCCCAGCTTTAACTTACACCTATTTTACATCTATAGCAGCTAGAAATTATTTTGATAATGGAGGTACTTCATTATTAGTAGCTCGTGTTGTGACAGGATCTTATTCTTCTGCTACAAGTAGTTTAATTGTAAGTTCTAGTGGAGCAGCTAGCCCAGTATTTGTTTTAGAAACAATTTCTGAAGGTACTATAATGAATAGCGCTGGACCTGAAGACTCAGCTGGAGCTTTAGCTAGTGGATCAGCTAATAATGTTAGATGGGAAATAACAGCTACTAACACATCCTCAGGAACATTTGCTTTACTTATCAGACAAGGAAATGACACAACTAATGAACCAACTATTTTAGAACAATATACTAATTTATCATTAGATCCCTATTCACCTGATTTTATATCAAGAAGAATAGGTGATAAAAAATTAACATATAGAACTGATGGTGGTGTAGCTTATTTACAAGAAACTGGAAGTTACGGTAATGTATCTGCTTATGTAAGAGTTAAAAGTGTTAACATAACTACTCCTAATTATTTCTTAAATAGTGGTACTCCAAATCCATTATATACTGGTTCATTACCAATTAACGCTAGTGGTTCATTTGGTGGAGCTTTAGGACAAATAAGAGGTGGAGCTAAATTCTATAATGATATAAACAGCACTGATACTCAAGGTTTAACACCTGGTTGTTATGATCGTATGGTTGACTTATTAGCCAACACAGATGATTATAAATTTAATGTATTAACAACACCCGGATTATGTAATGATCTTACAGATCATGCTGGTGTTATTAATGATATAATATCTAGTATCCAAAATCGTGGAGATGCTATTTACATCCCAGATATGGTATCTTATGGTAAAACTATCACAGATGTTGTTTCTAACGCCGCTGGTAAAAATACTTCATACGCTGCTACATACTGGCCTTGGGTTCAAGTATTAGAACCAAACACTAACCAATTAACATGGATCCCAGCTTCAACTGTTATCCCAGGTGTTTATGCTTATAATGATAGTGTTTCTTACCCATGGTTCGCACCAGCAGGTTTAAATCGTGGTAGTTTAAGTCAAGTAATTGGAGCTGAAAGAAATTTATCTCAAGCTAATAGAGATACTTTATATAATGGTAAAGTAAATCCAATCGCTACACTTAATGGACAAAGAGTAGTTTACGGTCAGAAAACATTACAAACTAGAGCAAGTGCTTTAGATCGTGTAAATGTTCGTCGTTTATTAATTGCTCTTAAGAGTTATATTTCTCAAGTAGCTAACACATTAGTATTTGAACAAAATACCGCTACAACAAGAAATAACTTCTTAGCTACAGTTAACCCATACTTAGAATCAGTTCAACAACAACAAGGTTTGTATGCTTTCCGAGTAATTATGGATGATAGTAATAATACAGCATCAGTAATTGACCAAAATCAATTAGTAGGTCAAATATATGTTCAACCAACTAAAACAGCTGAATTTATTTACTTAGATTTCATTATCACACCAACTGGAGCTACTTTCCCAGCGTAATTTTTAAAAATTGAATATTTATAACAAATAAAAAGACATGGCAATATTAGACGCAAACGAAATATTCTTCACAGCCTTTGAACCAAAACAGGCAAACAGATTTATCCTTTATATGGATGGTGTTCCTAGCTATATAGTAAAAGGAGTAAACGCTGTAACTGTAACTCAAGGTGAAGTAACATTAAATCATATTAACGTTTATAGAAAAGTTAAAGGTAAAACCACTTGGGGTAACATTCAAATGACATTATTTGATCCAATTACTCCATCAGGTGCTCAAGCTGTAATGGAATGGGTTCGTTTACATCATGAATCTGTAACAGGTAGAGATGGTTACTCTGACTTCTATAAAAAAGATTTAGTATTAGATGTTTTAGGACCTGTAGGAGATGTAGTTAGTGAATGGATTATTAAAGGCGCATTTATAACAGAAGCTAATTTTGGTGATTATAACTGGGATACTGAAAACCAGGCTGTAAATATCACAATGACAGTTGCTATGGATTACTGCGTATTGAATTTCTAATATTCACTACTTAACAATAAAAGAGCTCGCATTTTGCGAGCTCTCCTTTTTTTAATATTTATTATAAAATAATATGGGTTTAAAACAATTATTAGAACAAGGAGCTACTCAATTAAGCGCTGGTAGTTTTCTTGGAGATACTCCAATTAATGATCCACAATCTGGGTTTGTTCAACAAAATTCTCCTGATAACACATATGAAGATGAAGTTATTGGAACACCAAACAATGGTAGTACTTTAGTAAACACATTAGGTAGTACTGCTTTAGATAATACTCAACCATTATTTGATACTTCTACTTTACCTCCAAATACTATCACTGATTATCCCGCGCTAACTAGTGGAGAATTTAACGGTGCTTCAACTCAATACCAAACTGTATATAGCCCTAATAATACTTATTTAAACCAAGTAAGTTCACCAACATTTGAAGGAGTTCAAACACCTGCCTTACCAGATTCTGGGTTAACTACAGATACAGTAAATGCTATTGAGACAACATTTATAGTTCCAAACCCAGATAACATCACAACATATCCTGCTTCTGATGTTACTCACAACACCTTATCATCAGGACTTAATTCTGCTCCTCAACAATTTAATCAAATTTGGAATGGGCAAAACAAATACTGGAGTTTTTTTAGAACTAATCCAACAGTATTTAATCCTCAAGGTACTAACACAACTGGAAGAACAGGTGTACTAGAAAGTCTTATTAATAGAATTGTAGGATAATTTAAGAAAACATATCTTGTATATATTTATATAAGACATAAAGTTATAACAAATAAAAGCTATGAGTGAAAATAAATTAAAAATTCCAACAGAAGTTGTTGACTTACCATCTCAAGGTCTAGTCTACCCAGAATCATCTCCTTTATCAAGCGGTAAAATTGAAATGAAATATATGACCGCTAGAGAAGAAGATATTCTAACTAATCAGAATTACATTAGTAATGGCACAGTGATTGATAAATTAATGCAATCACTTATTATATCTGATATTGATTATAATAATTTAATTGTTGGTGATAAAAATGCTATTATGGTAGCAGCTCGTATTTTAGGATATGGTAAAGAGTATAAATTTGATTATAAAGGAGAAGAATATAGTATTGATTTATCACAACTAGAAAATAAAGAAATAGATAAATCCTTATTTAAAGCGAGAGAAAATGAATTTTCATTTACACTTCCATCAACAAATGTTTTAATCACATTTAAATTATTAACTCATGGCGATGAGAAAAAAATTGATAGTGAAGTAAATGGATTAAAGAAAATTAATAAAGATGCTTCCCCAGAATTATCAACTCGTTTAAAATATATGATAACTTCTGTTAATGGTGATAGAGATGTTAAAAGCATTAGAGAATTTGTAGATAATTATTTATTAGCTCGTGACTCTAGAGCATTAAGAGAATACATTAGAAAAATCCAACCAGATGTGAATTTAACATTTACAGCTAATAGCGGTGAGGAGGTCGCTATCCCAATTGGGATTAACTTTTTTTGGCCTGACATCTGATGTAACACCTCAAGTTAGAGCTAATTTATTTTCCCAAATACATGAAATTGTTTTCCATGGTCAAGGAGGTTATGATTGGGAAACAGTCTATAATATGCCTATTTGGTTACGTAAATTTACTTATAATAAATTAAGAGAATACTACGAAAAACAAAACAAACAACAAAATGAAGATTTAGCTACTCAATCTCAAAAAATTAAAGAAGGAAAAGTAGATTTACCATCTCATTTTAAAGGAAAAATAAATAACAATAAAAGAATAGCCAAGTATTAAAACTTGGCTTTCTCCATATTTATCACATATATATCAATATGGCTATAACTTCTGAAGAACAAAAAAAGATAAATGCCCTTATCCAAGAAGGTATTGAACTAGCTAAAAAACTAGGATCAGCTGCTGATGAGGCTAGTCTAAGAAATTTTACTGGAGATTTAATTCAAGCGGAAAGATTAGTAAGTTCTTTAAGAAAAGAATGGCAAGATTTAACAGGAGATATAGGATATGCATTCCAAGGTTTTAAAAACATTGTTCAAGAAATTAAAAAACAAAATGTTGGTTTACTTGAAAGTGTTAAAGGATATAATAATTTAGCTTCAATAGCTCAAAAAATTCAAAACCACCAACGTGGTATTAGTAGTCTTTCTTCTGATGAAATTAAAAAATTAAGACAAAAAGCTCAAGAAGAAAAATTAAGATTAGAAAATGCTCGAGATTTACTAGCCAGTAGAGAAAAAGATTTAATACAAGAAAGAGCAATCCTAGCTCAAAAACTTAGAGCAGGTACCATCAGTGAAAATGAAAGAAAAACACTTCGTAAAATATTTAATGATTTAAAAGAAACAAGAGATGTTCAATCAAATATAAATGGTTTATTACAAGAACAAGATGAATTATATCGTGGTCTTGAAAAAACTTTAGATAGAACTGAAGAACAAGTCAAAAATATTGAAAAGGCATTAGGTTTAGGTGGTAACGCAGCTAAAGGATTACAAAAAACTTTAGATAAACTAGGATTAGGTGATTTTGCTAAAGCTTTAGGTTTAGATGAAGTAAATAAGAAAATGGATGAGACTGCTAAAAAGTTAACTGATAATGGTGACAAAGCAGCTACTTTAGGTACTAAATTTAAAGTATTAGGGGCGGGAATGAAAGAAATGGGTAAACAATTAATGGATAATTTGTTTGACCCAATGGTTATTTTAGGAATGATCCTTAAAGGTTTTTTAGCTTTAGATAAAGCCCAAACTGAGTTTACACGTGAAACTGGAAGAAGTGCTGATTTACTAGATCGAGCAAATACAAGCGCTACTACTATGGCCCAACAGATAGGCCAAATGGTTGAATTAACTAAACAATTTGGTGCTGCTGCTGATGTTATATTTACACCTGAGACTATTACTGAAGCCACTGAGATGACTAAGATGATGGGGTTGAGTAGTGAAGAAGCAGGTAATTTGGCTAGATTATCTAAAGTAACAGGAACTGAGTTAAAGGCTAATAATGAAAAAATTATAGCTTCATATAATAATTTTGTTAAATTAAATAAAACAGGTATAAGTGCTAAATCTGTATTTAAAGATGTAGCTAATGTATCTAGTACTATAGCATTATCATTTAAAGGTAATACAGCAGCAATAGCCGAATCAGTAATGGAGGCTAAAAAATTAGGTTTAAGTTTAGATCAAGTAGATAAAATAGCTGAATCATTACTTAATTTTGAAGACAGTATAGCAGCTGAGTTAGAAGCTGAATTACTTACCGGTGAACAAATTAACTTAGAACAAGCTAGATCATATGCTTTAAATAATGATATGGCTAATTTAACTAAAGAAATAGGTAATAACCAAAGAATAATAAATGCTTTTGCTACTGGTAATCGTATTGAACAAGAATCTATAGGTAAATCTTTAGGATTAAATAGAGAAGAAATGGCCAAAATGATATTTGACCAACAAACACTTAATGGACTATCTGATGAACAAGCAGCTAAGTTAGCAGGTTTAGAATTATCAGACATGAAACGCTTAGAGATTCAAGAACAAATTAATAATGCTATAGCTAAAATGAGTGAAGCTTTAGCTGGCCCATTATCAGCATTTGCTGAATTATTGTCTAATGCTTGGGTGTTAAAAGGTATCTTTACAGCTATAGGAGTTATATTAGCAGCCAAAATTGTCACTAGTTTAGCCGATTTAGGTAGGGCTTTAATCCCAATTATAGCTAGATTAGCTACAATGTTAGGTATTGAAACAGGTATAGCAGCTGCTAAAATATCTGGAGCTATGGCTACCACTGTAGGATTAGGAGCAGTAGCAATTATAGGTGGTATAGCAGCTGGTATAGCAGCTTTAAACAGTAGTGTAGGATCAGCTAAACAAACAAAAGATGGTGTTATTAACCCTAATGGTGGTTTAGTTATATCAAAACCTGAAGGAGGAGTATTAACACCTATAGCCCAAGGTATACCAGGTGACTATGCTTATTTAACAACAAATGGACCTCAACAAACTCAAGACGCTGTCATCTCCCCAGCTAATAAAGGAGCTGTAAACCCACCCGCAGCTTCATCTGCTCCTCAAACTATTACAATACATACTCATGTTATGTTAGATAAAAAAGAAATAGCATCAGCTATTAACCAAACTAACCTCCAAACTGAAGTTAAAACTCAATAAAGGTTAATATTTATAATAAACCTTTAAAACATACAATCATGGGACTATTAAATAAACTTACAACACAAGGTTCAAGTTTAACACCATATGATGGAGTTACTCCAACCCCAAATCCATTATCTACACCACAATCTCAACTTCAAATTTATTCATTAAATGGAACAAATGTAGTTAATGTTAACAGTGCTTATCAACAGTATTTAGATGGTACTCAAAACAATTTGCCAACACCGTCATTACTTGACTTAAATGGAAATACTCCGTCTATATCCACAGCTAATCCATCACAAGCTCTACCATATATTAACAACCAACCAGGTTAATGCCATTAATAACATCTAATACAGATCTTAAATCTTTGTCTTTTGGCCATGATAGGCCAGGATGGGCTAATAGTGGCCAACCTTTTTTATACTTTGGTTTTCCAAATTTAAACATAGGTACTATACCATCAAGGACAGGAAACAATCCTTATGTAAATCTGTCAGTAAATAATTTTGTTTATAAACCTATAAATCCTATCCCAGTTAATTCTCAAGCTATTGGGATGGTAAGAGGTTTTCAAAATGGTATTAATAATGATATAAATTTAATTAATATTGGAAGTAACTTTGTTGTAGAAGGAGTTGAAAATGTAATAGAAGGAGCAGCTAATCTTACTAATAGAATAGGAAATGCTACTGTTAGGGGAGCTATTAATGCGCTTAACGGTGTTATAGGTGGTATAAACGCAGCTTCTGATTATATCACAGAAACATTTGACCCTACACTTAGATCAAGTTATCCTGATTTTTTATGGAGAAAAAATAGATTTAACTTAGGTCATTCTTTTATTGATACTCAAAGAATAACAAAATTCTTTTTCACACCAGCTGGTCTTTTCTTTTTATTAAAACAAAATTTATTAGAAAGACAAAATGTTAAAGTTGATGGAACAACACGTTTATATAGTCCTTTAAACACTATAGCACAAGTTGGAGTGAATGCTTATGGATATCACCTAAACAAATCAGGTTTAAATCCATTTGAAAGAAGTTATTATAAAGGTGGAAATGAAGGATATTTTAATAACACCAAAAAACGTATTGGTTTAGCTGGAGTCCAAAATTTTGAAGATGATATAGGTAGAGGAGCTAATCGTTTAACATCATTACTATTAAATAAAATTAATCATGTACCAATAGGGTTAGATAAATATGGTATAACAAATGTTCTTAACCGTAATGTTCTTCTTAGATATCTTAGTGGTCCTGGATCTACCTTAGGTATTGGGTTCACTGAGATTAGATTACAAAATGAAACTCGAAAAGTTGAATTAAGGAGAGACAAAACATGGCCTGGTGAAAAGTATAATATTAATAGAGAAAATAAATATGATTATCTAACACCAATAGGAAAACCAGATATAGAATGGTATTTAACTGTTGGTGATACTTCTGGGGATTTAGGTACTAGAAGTGTATTTTACAAATGGTATTTACAAAATAAAGGATCTTATAATAGTGTAACTGAAGCAGCAAAAGCTTATTATGGTACTACAGAAGAATTAGTAAAAATAGATATAGATTATTTAATCACAAGTAGTCTATACTCTCCATCTGGTTCATCTGCTACTATAAAAAGATTAGGAGGAGATTCTACTAAACCAGAATATTATACTCCAACAGGAAGTAGTGTTAATTGGAGTTACACAGCAGGTAAGGGAGTAAGTAAAAATTATGATACGGCTTTAAAAGCAGCAGCCGCATCACTTAAATATCCTCTTCAAACAGGATCATTTTCTGTTAGTAATAGCCCAATAGGAGAATCATCAACTATTAATTCTAATACAAATATTTTTAAAGACAAAGATGATAGTTCTAATAATGAATATACTTTAGATGGTTCTCAAATATCTCAATATAAATCTTTAGGACAAACACAAAATACAACATTTGGATCTAGTGGTGTAGAAGATTTTAGAAAATATCTTGTAAAAGGATCTATCCCAACAACAGATTACACTGATTTTAATCGAGAAACAACATATCAAGCTAGTAAAACTAGTTATAAAGGAAATTGGAGTATAGCAGCTAATAAAAGAGTTTTAGACCCAAATATTCCAATTTCTTCTGATCAAGAAGAACCAAAAAGATATAGTGATATTATAGATTTTAATTTTACTTTACAATATCCTAGTGGTGATAAAAGATTAATTGATTTTACTGCTTATTTAGAAGATTGGAGTGATGGGGTTAAAGCTGATTGGAATGCTATTAAATACATGGGTAGAGCTGAAAGCTTTTATAAATATGGTGGATTTTCAAGAGAAGGATCAGTATCTTTCTTAGTGCCAGCCTTATCAAGAAGAAACATGATATCTAATTACAGAAAATTAAATGCTTTAGCTTGGTCAGTAGCCCCTTCTTATTCTGATATAGGTTTAATGAGAGGAATAATAACTAATTTTACAATGGGTGATTATTTTAGAAAAATGCCTATTTTAATTAAAAATGTAGATTTCGCTGAAATTGAAGACATGGGCTGGGATATAAATAGAAAAGTAGATGGTACTGTATGGCAAAGAGATGAAATTGGTTTCACAGGTCAATTACCTAAAGGTATTAAAGTAACATTACAATATATTGTAATCCATGATTATACTCCAAAAGCTGGAGCAGAATTTATAGGATATGACCCTGATACAAACGCTGCTAGTGGAAGTGTATTTATTCCTTCATTAAACGACCCAGCAACAGGAAGTAAAGCTATTACTAGTGGTAATTATACTCCATTTCTAAAATAATCTTAATATGAATCGTTATAGAAATACTAAAATAATAAACCAACCTAATACTAATATAAAATATTATAGGGATACAAAATATCCTAGTATACCTTTATCTATAACAGACATATATGTCATTACAGCTGATGGAGACAGATATGATATATTAGCGCAGCAATATTACAATGATTCTACATTATGGTGGATTATTTCTATAGCTAATGATAATTTAGTTCAAAATACCCTATACCCTTCAGCTGGCCTTCAAATACGTATACCACGTGATATAAGTGGTATTCTAGCCGCTTATAATTTACTAAATTCATAAGTTATGGCTACAAAGGTTTTAGGGAGTGAATTCAATGATTGGGTTCAAAAACAAATTAATCAAAGACAAAAAACTAACGCTTTAACCACTTCTAAAAGTACTAATGATATTTTATATCAAAATGCAAATGACTCATTTATTAGATTAACATCTGCTGTTAACATTAATGATGAACCAACTAACGCTAAAAATTTCCAATTATTTTCAACTAGATTTGGAGGTGTTGGATCAACTGGAAGTTTTGCTTCTGGAGTAGGAACAGGAACTAACTCAACATACGCTTACGGATTCTTATCAGATGGAAAATATGGGTTTTCACCTCCACCTGGAATAGTGTCCGCTGATATTAAGGCTTTAAACCAAGGTTCTTTTAAAGAGGCTACAATTGAGATTTTAGCCCATAATATGGATCAGTTTGAAATAATTGAAGTATTATATCTTAGAGTCGGATATACAGTTTTACTAGAGTGGGGTCATAACATGTACTTTGATAACACAGGAGCTTTTATTAGATCTAATCCCCATGAAGTATATACAACTTTTTTAAATGGTGGTAGCTCTCAATTAGATGTTCAAAATAAAATTATAGCAGAACGGTCAGGATCTAATGGTAATTATGATGCTATGCATGGAGTAGTTAGAAATTTTAATTGGAACTTAGAAAAAGATGGAAGTTATAAAATATCTGTTAATATAGCCTCAGTAGGTGATGTTTTTGAATCTTTAAAAAGTAATACATCTCACCCTATTTCTGACGCTACTAAAATTGACGGAACTCAGGAAACTCCAGAAAATCAACCACCACTTCAATTTAACGCTCAAAAAACTACAATAAATAAAATATTGTGGTATCTATCTCAAAAACTTCCTGCTTCTAAAGATATGAAAGTAGATGGATCTCATAAATTTTATTTACAAGGTGATGAAACAAAAGCTTCTGATATAGCTGCGGGCATAGGTTTAAAAGCTAATCAATATAATGATAGTAAACCTGGGGCTCAAGGAGATGTAATAGGTTTTATATTTCCCCAATTAAACGGTGTTAATACTGGAGGAGCGGGGCTTAACGCTCAATACTTTATAAAATTAGGAGTACTACTGCGTTGTTTACAAAATTTTTGTTTACTATACAACCCAGACAAAAATAATGAAGCTTTAATCAATATTAACACAGATGATGAAGAAAGTTTTTGTTTTACTTACGCTAGACAAGGTAGTTTAGATCCTAGAGTATGTTTAATAGATATTGATAAAGAATTAAAATTAACCATCAATCCCACTACCGGAGTAGCTACATCACCACCTACTTCCTCAGCTAGTAATTATACTATCACTAATACTTACTATGATTATAAATTTTTAAAAATTGAAGACACATATTCTTCAACACCCGCATATGATGATCTTTACGACCCAGAACAAGGACCATACATAGACGCTCCTAATGACATAGACAGTTATGCTTTATCTGTACTCCCAACAAGAGGAACTTGGTCAGATGAATTTGAAAAATTTTTAAATGATCAATTTCCTGAAGCAGATAGCACAAAAATTGTTAAAAAAACAACAAACCAACCAGGTGGATTTGTTAGTGATTTAAACAATATTAAATATTCTAACGCTACAACTGCTTACTTATCTATTCTTGAAGATTATGTTGTAAAAGATGATGATCAAGAATATCAAGATTTCAAAGATAAATTTATTTATGATCCTAATTTGTCTGGGACATTTGTCACATCCGCTGTGACTGAGGGGCAAAATTATTTAACTGATTATAATTTAGAAATTAATAAAATCATCAAAGTAATTGATGTGCCTACAAGTGGGGGTGGACCTAGAAAAATAACATTAACTGTGACTACTAAAAGGGCTATAGTATCTACATATGTAAAATCTACTACAGGTTATGTAGGAACTAATGTGGAAGCGGAAAATGAAGAAGATATAGATGTATCTAATAATTTATTTGATAGAATAAGACCAGGATCTAAATTCAGAGTAGACCCAGATAATTATCCATTTATAGGTCGTACTATGAATATTTACATTAATATGAATCATGTGGCTAGTATATTACAAAATAATGTTGATATATCAAGTGGAGCTATATCAATGTTTACTTTCTTAGATACATTAATGAAAAATGTTCAAAGGGCTTTAGGTAATCTAAATAATTTTTATATCCCATATGATGAAAAAACTAATGAATTTTCTATAGTAGATAAAACAGTAATTCCTCAATTAGGATCTTACTTACTAGCTACAAAAGGAAAAAATCCATTTAATATTAATCCTACAGAATTTTTAACTAATACTTTAGGAACAAATGGGGGTAGTTTTGTAAGAGAAGCATCATTTAAAACCCAAATATCAAATAACTTTATGTCTCAAATTACTATTGGCGCCCAAGCAAATGGTAATATTGTAGGTACAAATGCTACATTATTAAGTAAATTAAATGTAGGTTACACAGACAGAATATTTTTTGAGAAAACTACAGAAAATAATAAATCAAATTCTACTTCAAATGATATATCTACTAATTTCCTTAGTAATGTAGGAATTGTACAAAATTTATATAACGCTATAAATGATGGAAACATCTCAGATCAACAGATAGACGGTGCTATAGATGCTGGTGTTGATCTATTTAATTACGAGATAGGAGCATATGTTAATGAAGGTAGTATACCTGGATTAGGACTATTACCTATTAATTTAGAAATGACATTAGATGGATTAAGCGGAATGAATATAGGTGAAGCATACACAGCTGACACAAAACTTTTACCATCTTTATATAGAAATACAACTCAATTTATTATTACAGGTGTATCTCATAAAATACAAAATAATGATTGGACAACTACAGTTCAAAGCATATCAGGCCCAAAATATGATGGAGTAACTGTAAAGTTACCTCCTAAACCTAAAACAGCTACTATTACTATTATTAAAGATCCAAGATGGAAACCATCAGCTCCTCCATCAGGAGCACCAACTACCCCAGTAACACCAGGATCTTATCCTGGAGACTCTAGATATGATCCTTTAAAGACTATTATATTTAAAGGTGAAAGTACTAGTTATGATTCTTTATTCCCTAGTACCACTTATACCGCTGTATATAAAGTATCTGCTACAACAAGAACTATTCAACAAATTATTGATGAAGGGGAACAACGTGTAGCAGCTGGGTATAGCAGTACAGCTGTAGGAAGATACCAACAAATAACAAGATATATAAGTAATAGAGCAACAACAGTTGGCTTATCACTTACTGATCTTTTTAATGAACTTAACCAAAATAAAATGGGTGAATCTATAATAGATACAAAAGATGGTGGTGGGATTGGAGACTACATTAAAGGAAAAAATGAAGGTAATCAAACTCAATTAGAAGAAGCTATTGATATACTTGGAAGAGGATGGACATCTAAACCTATGATTAATAAAGGTGGAAGTAAAGTAGGAAATGTAGTTGACGGAACTGGGACAGTTGGTAACACATCCCCAGGTCCTGTAGCAGTAAATGTTGGCCAAGTAGTAAAGGCTCTTATAGAAACCCGAAAAAACTTTGTGAATAGCAGTATAACAGGTATTGGTGGAAAACCAGTATTTATTCCAAGTTATATTACATATTAATAAAATAATATATTTATAACAAATAGTACTAAATAATGGCTAGAAGCATAATAGGAGCAGGTTTTGATGAATATGTTAAAAATCAAATTGACCGTAGACAAAAGAATAATGCTATAACTACTTCTAAAAGTAATGATATAATTCTATACCAAAACACTAATGATGCTTTTTTACGATTAACATCAGGTGTTGATGTTAATGATACAAACACTGATGCTTTTAATTATCAATTATTTTCAACTAGATTTGGAGGACTTGGTTCATCAGGAAACTTTGCTACTGGTGTTGGATTAGGAGCTAATTCAACATACGCATATGGATTTCTTTCAGATGGAACATATGGATACTCACCACCCCCAGGTCTAATATCAGCTGATATTAAAGCTTTAAATAAAGGTTCCCTTAGAGAGGCTACAGTTCAAATGGTAGCCCACAACTCAGCCCAATTTGAAATTATTGAAAGACTATACCTTAGATTAGGTTATTCTATGTTATTAGAATGGGGTCATAATATGTACTTTGACAATACTGGTGCTTTTAATAGATCTAATCCTCATGAAGTATGCAGTACATTTATAAAAACTAACTCTTATGATACTATTTTAAAAAAAATTAGAGAACAAAGAGCATCATCTGATGGTAATTATGATGCTATGGTAGGTTTAGTAAAAAATTTTTCATGGGATTTAAAAAGAGATGGTAGTTATGATATAAGATTAGATATAATTGCCACTGGAGATATAATAGAATCTTTAAAAAGCAATACATCTCACCCTGTAAAAAATCCTTCTACAACAGAAACACCTGAAGACCAACCACCACTTCAATTTAACGCTCAAAAAACTACAATAAATAAAATACTATGGGAGTTATCTCAAAAGATACCTGTAGTAGATATGAAAACAGATGGCTCACATAAATTTTATTTAAATGGCCCAGAAACAACCGCAGCTATAATTTCAAGTATAACTGGATTAACAGCTAACCAAGACAATAATAGTGAGTCATGGGCAGAAGGAGATGTAGTAGGTTTTATATTCCCTCAATTAAATGGAGTCAACACAGGAGGACCTGGACTTAATGCTCAGTATTTTGTAAAATTAGGTGTATTTCTAAGATGTTTGCAAAACTTTTGTTTACTATACAATCCAACTCAAGGTAATGAATCTATTTTTAAATTTAATTGGAATGAAAATGAAAATTTTTGCTTCACATATGCTAGACATGGTAGTTTAGATCCTAGAGTATGTTTAATAGATATTGATAAAGATCTAAAACTAAATGTTAATCCTGTTACTGGTGTTGCAACCACTCCACCCCCTACTACAACTGTTAATTATAACATAAATGAAAGAAGATATGAGTATAAAGAAATAAGAATATATAAATATAATTCTTCTAATAAGAATTATGATGAATTATATAAAAATGTTCTTGATTTTAGTAAAGGAGTATATACTGATCCTAAGGAATACCAAGACTTAGACAGTTACGTTGATATAAATTTGCTTTCATCAATCCCATCATATAAAACACAACTAGAAAAAAGTTTTAATGAAAAATTTGCTATACCTTTTTTAGAACCAGATGAAAATAAACCAGCTATAACAATAACTAACCCAACATCTTTAACTACCACAGCTACAGATTTAAATAATGTTACAATTTACACTTACTCAGATAAAGATCTTCCATATTTACAACAATGGACTGGCCAAACTAATAAAGGGCAAAAAGTAACAGTACCTTTTGTTGATCGAACATTAAATAATTACATAGATGGAGGATCTCACCCTGAATTATACTCAGCTAGAAATACTATAACCGCACAAGAAAATACAGAATATATTGTTAAGGCTGGTGAATTTGTAGGAAGTAAAGCTGTAGATGGAGGAGGTAATGAAGTTGATTTTAATCAAATAAAACAAAATTTAGCAGCTGGAACAGCTACAACAACTTCTAATGTAGTGTTTGTTTTAGACACATATGCTATTGTAACTCATGAATATATTAAAGTATCTACAGGTTATACAGGAACTAATGTTGGAGTAACAGAAGATATAGATGTATCAAATCAATTATTTGATAGAATAAGAAATGGCTCTAGATTTAGAGCTGATTCAAGTAATTATCCATTTATAGGTCGTACTATGAACATCTATATTAATATGAACTATATAGCTAAAATACTTCAAGATTATGTTGATGTAGGTTCTGGGGCTATAGCTATGTATGATCTTTTAGATAAATTAATGAAGGGAGTACAAAATGCTTTAGGAAATATTAATAATTTTAACATTACTTACGATGAGAACACTAACGAATTTTCTATAGCAGATAGTACATTCATACCTAATTTACCTAAATACTTAGACACTCTAAAAGCATCAGGAATAATATCTGCTAATCCTTTTGATAATAAGTCTGTTGAATTTATAACTCATACTTTAACTCCTACTGAAGGTAGTTTTATGAGAGATGCTTCTGTGAAAACTAAATTATCTAACAATTTCCAAACAATGGTAACTGTTGGAGCTCAAGTTAATAAAAATGTTGTTGGATCTAACTCAACAGGTCTAACACGTTGGAATGCGGGTTTAACAGATAGAATTATAAATAAAAAAACATCAGAAAACAATAAAGATGGAACAAAACCTGATGAAATATCTACTAATTTTCTTAGTAATGTAGGTATAGTGCAGAACTTATATAACGCTATAAATGATGGTAACATATCAGACCAACAGATTGATGGAGCTAAAGACGCAGGAATTGATTTATTTAATTATGAAATAGGAACTTATGTTAATGAAGGAATCATTCCTGGTGTAGGATTTATACCTATTGATTTAGAATTAACTATGGAAGGATTAAGTGGAATGAAATTATATGAGTCATATACCGCTGACACAAAATTACTCCCTCCTAGATATAAAGATGCTATCCAGTTTATAATAACAGGTATATCCCATAAAATACAAAATAATGACTGGACAACTACAATTCAGAGTATATCTGGGCCTAGATCTGATGCTGGAGCTGTAGGGACCCCACCAAAAATCAAAACAGCCACTATTAATGTTATTAAAGATCCAAAATGGAAACCATCTACACCTTCATTAAATAGTAATATTAATTCAGGAGGAACTGGAGGAACACCTGGGGTGACTAGAATTAGAGTTGTTAGATCATATGCTGATCAAAACCAAGTTGTATCTAGATTAGTATTAATTAATGTAGACCCAACAACTAAAGCTGAAGTTGTAGTTGATGATAGCTCATTTTGGATATTAGAAAATCCATGGCTTAATAACCAACAGGCAACTATGGCTCTACAAAGTAGTTGTGTACCATTAGGATATTATAATGCCACAATTGAACCAGTTAATAAAAGAGGAAGAATAATTAAAGTAAATGGTTTTAGTGATGGAAAGGGTGGTGATACAAGCATCACAGCTAATGGAGTAACAAGAACAGGTATACTATGGCACCCAGGAGGAAACACAATATGGGTAGGTAAAGACCCAGATGTTAATAGATGGACTACAGGATGTTTACTATTTGCTACAAAAGATATCATTAATAATAAAGATTCTAATGGCTATTTTAAACAAACCGCAGAGACAGGTTATGGTGACATGGGTGGGAAGGTTTCAAACACAGCAAGAGAAAATTTCTTTACATTTTTAGCTAGTAAAATGAATTTAAAAGATAATGATGAATTTGATTTTGAAATAGTAGTAGCGGGAACAGGAACAGCAGCTAATTATCCTAAATTAAATATCCACGACCCAGTTAATAATAAGTATTTTGGTTAATATTTAGATAAGATGTATATACCTAAAAATAAAATAAAGACAAATTTAATAGCGGGTCCAAATCAATTAGTTGACATTAATGGAAATGGATATGTAGGTAGTTACTATAAATTATCTACAGGAAGGATCCAATCAGGAAAATTCCCAGGTGATGGTAAAAATATAGATTTATTTGAAGTAGGATCATTAACTCCCCCAGAATTAAAAGCCCCTGCGTTACCAACACCATCAAATACAACAAATATTTTACCTTTACATCCTACTCCTAAAGATTATGAATATGGGTCATTTATAAGATATTTTTCTAAGAAAAGAAATGAATATTTGTTTAAAGAAATATCTCAAACTGAGTATAATACTTTAAATGAAAATGCTACTAGATTATTTGATTTATATAAACCATTTTATATTAAATGGATGTTAACAGGAAATGTTACAACAGTAAGTGATTTTAATCGTTATTCTATACTAAGTACTGAAGAAAAAGAAAAAGTATATGGATTAAATGAGTTTTTAAAAATGAATTACACCCAATATTACAAATAATGTCTACTAGAGTACCATTCCAGTGGAACAATGCTAATTTTGCTTATAACACTAATCCATTTCCTAATCAAAGTATTAATCCATTCACTTGGGATGATGTTGCGTTAATAACGGGTATAATTGGGGCTATTGGTGGAAGTTATGATGAACATGACTTTTGGCAACATCGACCTAAAGAGGAGAAAAAGCGTTTTATTAAATTGCTTTGTAAAGTAGAAGGTAAAGAATACAAAGAAACGAAAGAAGTACTAGATCGTAAAATACGTATAACGGACATATCCTTAGTTGCTAAGGAAGTCTTAGGAATAAACATAAAAGTAGAATTATAATGTATAAATTATTTACGGATAAACCTGAAGTATTTGAGTGTAATATTAAACTTGAAGGTGCTTCATTAAAAAACAGTTCAGCTCGATTAATAATTGAGTCTGAGGATGTTAATTTAATGTTCGAAGGAACAATTAATAAAGACGGAAAATGCTCTATTCCTATTAAAAAACTAAAAGGATTACTAGAAGACAACACCTCAGGTCAAATAAAGCTTGAAGTTATAGCGGAGGATACTTATTTTAGCCCTTGGAAATCAGATTTTATAGTAGATTCATCTCGTAAAGTAACTGTAGAAGTTAAATCAAATGACGCTGAAGTTATAAAAGATAGTACTCCTAAAATTCAAATTACAGGAATACAAGAAGTTGATCCTGTAACTGAACATATTATCAGAATAGTTAAAATGTTGGTTAAAGAAGATATCAATGTTAAAAACTTAACTGTTAAAAAAGATAAAGTAAATAA